CCACAACAGACTCACTCGAACGCCTGCCCCTGCTAGAGTAAATCAATCTAATCGTACAAGGAGAAGTACGAACATTCCATCTCGTAGAGAAGAAGTAAGGAAGAATCCTCTTACCTCTTCTCCTCTTCCTGATAGACCATGTTTGACTAAGGCGGAAAAGAGCAAACCGAAATTAATCAGCTCACTCCGATCCGTATTCCACTTAATCAAACTATGCAACTCCAATAAAGTTTCTGCTTTATCGGATATCAGGGGTCTCGGGTCGCTTGTCAATAAACAAGCTGCCAAGAGATGGAGTGCCTATAGCTGGCAAAAGAAGAACTTCACGAACGTGCTTCGAAATTGGGAATGCATTAAAGCATTCCTCGTTTTACTTTACGGAGAGGTGAAAACTTACAGCGATAAAACAATCGTGTATCCTCGAAATAGATCAATTCTTTCGAAATACATGAAATTTGTAAAAAGTATAACGTTTTATCAAGATGTAAAGAAACAACTCTCCCGCTTAGCACACGACGTAAGATGTAAGGCACTGAATGTGCATACGTCAAGGAGGTTCGGAAACAGGGGCAAATGTACATATAATTTATTTATTGCTTCCTCAGTCAACCGAGCGTACCATCACTTACATCCGTCGAAAACCGTAATAGAACAAGAAGTTCTTCAGGCCTGGAAAAGACTCACCGAACCTAAGGTCGAGATCCAAGAAGAGGAATTTGATAAAATAGATCAATTCATAGACAGCGAGTATGCTTCCAAGAAGCAGATGCTCGACGAAAAAGTGCGAACTGCACTATCTATGAAGAATCTTCCTCAACCTGGCCTTAAGGCGACTACAAACTGTAGAGCGAAAGACGGTGGTTGTAACGAAATAATATCTAGATATAATCGCTTATTTACAACCAACGTCACGCCGGTACCGTCTAGTTCCAGTATGTTTGATTACCCGGAACAAAGTTTCGAGTCCGAATTTGAGCAAATGTTAATGAATGGAGAGCAAAACGAGGCTCTATATGCTCAATACGAGGAAATGCTATTCGAAACGAAGGTTCCTGAGGTTAAACAAACAACCGTGCCAGCTAATCTAGAGATGTCTAAGATCTTTGACATTGTCATCAGCCAAACGAAAGATCCTGTAATGAAACACAGGATATATAACGGTGAAGTATTTGGTTTGGTGATGCCAGATGGAAAGATCAGAGCTCCAACAAAACACTCATCAGAAGTGGTTTGGATTGCGCGTACATTGAATCAACTACTTTTACCTTTTGTAAAGAACTGGA